TCTGGTAATGTTTCAGAAGACGGTAGTAATACCGTCTCTGATTTTGAAATTATCACCGTGGACGTTGTGGCACAACCTAGCGCCCCTGGTGCTTATCCCACACCGATCTACGAGCATCTAATGAATGCCCGCGGAGGATACAAGGCATATCAATTAGCACAGGCAACAAAAGAAGACCCCAAGGCACAGAAGTATTTAAAAGAATCTTTGATGAATATCATCAATAGACTCCAATAAAAGGAGAAAATAATATGTTGGATGCACTTAAAACACTGTTCGAAAATGATGTAGTTTCCGAAGAAGTGCGTTCTGAAATTGAGGAAGCATGGAACGCAAGAATCAAGGAGAATAAAATGCAGGTAACTGCTGAACTCCGTGAGGAATTTGCGAAAAAATATGAGCATGATAAATCTACTATGGTAGAAGCAATTGATGCTCTTGTTTCTGAGCGCCTTGAATCCGAACTTCAAGAGTTTGCGGAAGATCGCAAACAACTTGCAGAAGCTAAAGCAAAGTATGCAGTAGCAATGCGTGAAAACGCAAAGCTAATGAAAGGCTTTGTTATGGAATCATTAGCAAAAGAAGTTTCAGAACTACATGAAGACCAAAAAGCAATGGCAACTAAATTTGCTCAGCTAGAGGAATTCGTTGTAGAAGCACTAGCAAAAGAAATTGCTGAATTCTACGAGGACAAACAAGACTTAGCAGAAACCAAGGTAAAACTTGTAAAAGAAGCTAAAGAAAAATTTGCTGAAGTCAAAAAAGACTTTATCGCAAGAAGTGCAAAGGCAGTATCCGAAGCGGTTGGAAAAACTCTTAACAAAGAAATTGGACAGCTTAAAGAAGATATTGAAGTTGCACGTAAGAATGACTTTGGTCGCAAACTATTCGAAGCATTTGCAGGTGAATATGCGAACTCATACTTAAATGAGAAGTCAGAAACTGCTAAACTACTAAAAGTACTTGACACAAAAGACAAGCAACTTGCAGAAGCCAAAGCATTTGCTTCAAAAGCAAAACAACTTGCAGAAGCACAGAAGACAGAAAACACACGTTTAATCGAAAGTGCTAATCGCAAAGAAATTCTTAATGACTTAATTGCTCCGTTGAGCAGAGATCAAAAAGAAATTATGACAGACTTACTGGAATCAGTTCAAACCGCTAGACTACGTTCTGCGTTTGACAAATACTTACCGTCGGTTATCGACAGCAAGAGTCCAGCGAAGCAGAAGGCAATCCTATCAGAGGCTAAAGAAATAACAGGCAACAGAGAAAACACTAACGTTAGTTCAAAGGCAGACGCCGATCACAATGTGGTTGACATCAAGCGTCTAGCTGGATTAAAATAAGGAGAAACCAAATGTCAGAACTACTAGAAAGTCGCTGGCAGGATACTAAAACTGCACTTCTTGAAGGCCTACAGGGCAACAAGAAAGCTGTAATGGAAGCAACTCTTGAAAATACTCGCAAGTATCTTTCAGAATCCGCAACAGCTGGTGCAACTTCTGCCGGTAATGTCGCAACTCTTAACAGAGTTATCCTACCAGTCATCAGACGTGTAATGCCAACCGTTATTGCAAACGAGTTAGTTGGTGTTCAGCCTATGACAGGTCCAGTGGGTCAAATCCACACACTACGTGTTCGTTATAGCGATGGCAATAACGGCGCAACAGCAGGTGAAGAGGCTCTAAGCCCATTCAAGATTGCTGAGTCTTATTCAGGTGCACCAAGCTCAAGCGCGGCACCAAGTTCAACAGCAAGTCTAGAAGGACAAGCTGGTAATAGACTAAGCATTCAAATCTTGAAGCAAACCGTCGAAGCGAAGTCACGCAAGCTATCAGCTCGCTGGACATTCGAAGCCGCGCAAGACGCACAGTCAATGCATGGTATCGACGTAGAAGCAGAAATTATGGCTGCTCTAGCTCAAGAAATTACTGCTGAAATTGATCAAGAGATCCTAGCATCTCTAACTTCACTAGCAGGTAATGCCGCTGAAACATATGACCAGTCAGCTGTTTCAGGTACTGCTACTTTCGTTGGTGACGAGCATGCCGCATTGGCAGTTCAAATCAACCGTGTTGCAAACCTAATTGCACAGCGTACACGTCGTGGTGCTGGTAACTGGGCAGTTGTTTCGCCATTCGCGCTAACAATTCTTCAGTCAGCAACTACTTCAGCGTTCGCTCGTACAACTGAAGGTACTTTTGAAGCACCAAC